AGCAGGACAGGCAGACCGACCGGCGCCCCGTGTGCGACTGCTGCGGGGAGCCGATCCAAGAGGATTGTGCATTGCATTACAAGGGGGTTTGGCTCTGCTGGGAGTGCGTCAACAACAATGAGGAGTATATCGAGGTGGCGTGGGAATGAGCGAGGGCGGCGTATCTCGGTACATCAAGACATCCGTGGATATTTACTTTCCGGAGGGGCATATGGCGTGTAACCTCTGCCCTCTGCTGGAAACATATTCCCGCAACCAGTGCAGGAGAACGGGCGAGTATCTGATGGACACAAGAATCATTGGTGCGCACTGCCCGCTGGAAATCATTGACGAGGAGGAAGAATTTTGAATATCTACGAGAAGATCGCTGCGATTATGCAGGATGTCCAGTATCTTGCAAAGGACGATCATGTGGAGTTCGGCAGCACCAAGTATAAAGCCCTGAGTGAGGAGAAAGTCACATCCATCATGCGGGCGGAGCTGCTGAAACACAAACTGGTTGTATACCCCATCGCACAGACGGCCAACCGCACCGGCAACATCACCCATGTGGATGTGGTGTACCGGATGGTCAATGTGGAGGCCCCAGAGGAGTACATAGAGATTGCGTCTTGTGGGGACGGCGCGGATACGCAGGACAAGGGCAGCGGCAAGGCCATGACATACGCTTTCAAGTATATGTGGTTGCGGACCTTTGCACTGCCCACCGGTGAGGACCCGGACAAGATTTCCTCCGCCGAACTGGACGAGAAAGAGCGGAACGCCGCACCTGTGTGTGAGCGGTGCGGATCGGACATTGTGTCTGTAAGGAAGCGCAACGGCGAAATGTGGACGGTAAAGGATATGGTTAAGTATTCCAAGGGCCGCTACGGAGCGCAGATGTGCGCTGACTGCATGAAGGCTGCCAAGAAGGAGCAGGACAATGCTGCAGGCTGATGTGACCGCCGCCCGGTGGCAGCAGGACAGCGATGGGGCGTGGCTGTGCCTCCGTGTACAGTCCCCCCAGGCGGCAATGGCCGTGTGCGACGAGCTGCAGCCGGACAAGCAGTATGTGGCGCAGATCAAGCGCAAAGGAAGGAGCCTTGACGCAAATGCTTATGCGTGGGTTTTGCTGGACAATCTGGCGGCGCACTATGGGATTCCGAGGAATGATGTGTACCGGGAGGAAATCAAAATCATCGGTGGCGTGAGCGATGTTCTGTGCATTGTATCAAAGGCGGCGGACGAGTTCTGCCGAAAATGGGAATCCAAGGGAACGGGCTGGATGGCCGAGCAAGGGCCGAGCAAAATTCCCGGTTGCGTGAATGTGACCGTCTGGTACGGCTCCAGCACCTACGATGTGGAGCAGATGAGCCGACTTATCGACCAAATTGTTGCCGATTGCAGGGAAGCAGGCATCGAGACGCTGGCCCCGCAAGAGCTGGATTCCCTGAAATCTCGTTGGGGCGAAGCCCAGCCGCTGGGAGGTGATAAAGGTGACTGACAATAGACGGTGTTTCCTCTGTGGCAGAAACGGCGCACAGGACTCACTGGATCGGCACCACATATTCCCGGGCCCTTACCGCAAGAAAAGTGAGAGATACGGCCTTGTGGTGTATCTGTGCCACAGCAGATGCCATATCTTCGCGAAAACCGCCGTACACAACAACGCCTTAAAAATGCGGCAGCTGCAAAGATACGGCCAATTAAAGGCCATGCGGGAGCAGGGCTGGACGGAAGATGACTTCCGGCGAGAATTTGGAAAAAGCTATTTGTAAGGAGGAAAAAGATGGTAAACAGAATGATTTTGCAGGGGCGGCTTTGCGCTGACCCCGAACGCAGAGCCACACAGAACGGGACAACGGTGTGCAGCTTCCGCGTGGCGTGGAGCGAGAAGGTAAAGGACAGAGAGACAAAGCTGTTCCTCCCCTGTGTGGCATGGAAGGGAACGGCAGAGCTGATATGCACCCACTTTACCAAAGGCAAGGAGATCATCGTGGAGGGCAAGCTCTCCAGCCGGGACTATGAGGACAAGACCGGCAACAAGCGCACCGTTGTGGAGCTGACTGCCGACAAGGTGCATTTCTGCGGCAGCAAGGACGCTACGCAGAAACCCACGCAGAGCTTCACGGAGATTTCCGAGGACGACGACGGCGACCTTCCGTTTTAAGGCGGTGTCACAATGGCAAGAAACTATGCTGCACTTCCCTATGATTATTTAGAGGAGATGGAAGCACTCAACGATGCAGAGTTCGGTCGGCTAACGCGGGCATTGCTGGCATACAGCATGACGGGAGAGCAGATAGCGCTCTGTGGCAATGAGAGATTTTATGCCAAGCGCGTGATGGCACAGGAAGATCGCTTTAAGGCAAGCTATGATGGTATCTCTGCCACCCGGAGTGAAGCGGGCAAGGCCGGGGCCGTTGCGAGATGGCAAAATAGCAAACGCATTTTTGCTAATGGCAAAAATAGCAAAGCCACATTTGCTAATGACAAAAATGGCAATACCGAAACCAAAACCGATACCGAAACCAATACCCCGCTATCTGACGATAGCAAGGGGGATAAACGCGCGAAGCGCTTTGTTCCCCCAACACTGGAGGAAGTTCGTGCCTATGTGGCTGAGCGCCATTCTCCGGTAGACCCGCAGAGATTTATCGATTTCTATGCGTCAAAGGGCTGGATGGTCGGGAAAAACAAAATGAAAGACTGGAAAGCAGCCTGTCGGAATGCCGAAAAGTGGGACGAGTGGGAATACTCTGCGCAGAAATCGACAAAATCAATGCCGACCGCCACAAATTCCGAGCAGATGAAGCGCAGCGTGGAAGAATACATGGACTGGTAGGAGGACGAAGAGATGAACAAAACCTGGGTAATGGCTCCGGGCATTACATACACCCGGAAAAACCTTGAAGCATTGACCGGGATGCCGGACAGAGCAAACAGGCACATGATCCGGGCGCAGCGGCGGCAGGGGGTGCCCATTGTAGCTCTGCCGGATGGCGGGTATAAACTGGCGGAGACGGACGAGGAGAAGAAGATGCTCCTTGCCATGTACCGCAAGCGGGCACTGGACGAGCTGGCCACATACAGCATGCTTGCAAAGGCCATGCAGGTGCCGGGACAGATGACCGTGGAGGAACTGCTGGACGGATTGGCGGTGTAATATGACAATCTACATGCGAGTAAGCCGGGACAAGTACGAGCTGCCGGAGGCGGTGTCTGATTCCATCATTGAGCTTGCCAATATGTGCCATATTAACTGGCGCTCTATCTACAAGGCAGTATACAACAGCGGTAGACGGTACAAAGGACGGCCCGGCTATGTGGCGGTGTCCATCGAGGAGGGAGACGATGATTGAGATCACGGTGCCGCTGGCACCAATCACAAAGAAAAATTCTATGCGGATCATGCACAGCAGCAAAACGGGGAAGCCGTTTATCATGCCGTCCCAGCAATATATGGACTACGAGGCGGAAGCTGTATGGCACTGCAAAATTGCCACACTGCAGCGTCTTATTGAGGAGCCTGTGGAGGTCAAATGCCTGTTTTATATGCCTACCAGGCGGCGAGTGGATTTGACAAATCTGCTGGAATCCATCGACGATGTGCTGGTGAAGTCCGGTGTGCTCAAGGACGACCACAGCGGCATTATCGTTAGCCACGACGGGAGCCGGGTGCTGTACGACAAGGATAACCCCCGGACGGAGGTGTACATAGCTGACTATGAATGATTTTGATTACGACTGCATGCAGAAAAAACGCATAGCAATGGGTGCATTTGCTCACATCAACAGAAAACGCGGCGGGTGTTCTCTCCCCAGTGACACCCTCACCGAAAAGCAGAGGAAGGAGAAAAACGGAGAAGTGAAAAGCTATAACATCACGCGGCCTATGCCGCTTGAGGAATTCAAGGGGGTGCCGGACGATCTGAAGCGAGAATACCTGCGTAATATGCAGAGCTGCGGAGCGGCGGCTACATACCTTGCAGACGAGATGGGCTGTTGCAGCGCCACCATCAGAGAATATGGAGAAAAACTGGGCGCGCCGTTTGCGAGAGGTGGTCGGAACTTTGATTTGTGGCAAAAGAAATTATCGGAGTGGCACACAGCCGAAGTGACGGAAGAAGAAACGCCGGAGAAGCAGACAGACGAAATTGAACCACCCGCAAGGGGTGCAGAGCTGCTACACGCACGGCTGACCATCCGGGGAGACCGGGAAAGTGTTTTGCAAAATCTGCGGATGCTTATGCTGGAGGAATGCGAAATCACGGTTGAGTGGTGAGAAACGAGGGAAGAGATGATGGTAGCAAAACTATTTCACGACAATTTCCAGAACTACAAAAAATACGGAGTGCCAAAGGCGCAGCTGGTCATTGCGGACATCCCGTATAACATCGGCGCGGATGCTTATGGCAGCAATCCGATGTGGTATAACGGCGGCGACAACTCCAACGGGGAGAGCAAGTTTGCCAAAAAGGGCTTTTTCAATTCGGACGGCTATTTCAAGATTGCCGAATATATGCACTTCTGCTCCCGCCTACTGAAGCCTGAGCCGAAGCAGAGAGGGAAAGCTCCGGCGATGATTGTGTTTTGTGCGTTTGACCAAATGCACACGGTTGCGGAGTACGGTGCACGGTATGGTTTCAAAAACTGGTATCCGATTTTCTTCTGCAAAAATTATTCCGCGCAGGTGCTTAAAGCCAATATGCGGATTGTAGGCGCAACAGAATTCGCGGTTGTACTTTACCGGGATAAGCTGCCGAAATTTAACAACGGGCGGGAGCTGGACGAAAGCGGCAAGACCATTCGCGGAACCGGGAAGATGGTTTTTGATTGGTTCTCATGGGAGCGGGACGGGAAAGAAATCCCGCGAATCCACCCAACGCAGAAGCCCGTCAAGGTGCTTAAAAAGCTGATTGAGATATTTACGGACCCGGGTGATGTAGTGATAGACCCATGCGCCGGGTCTGGAACAACACTTCGGGCGGCTGCTGAGCTTGGCCGAAAAGCGTATGGCTTTGAAATCGACCGGAATTTTTACAAGCTGGCTCAGGAGAAGATGCTTTCCGAAAGTGATGAAATAACGCTGTTTGACGCAATGGAGGGCGGAACATGAAGAAATACTTGATGGGGCTGGCGGTTGGCTTACTTGCAGGGTGTTGCCTTTTGTTGGGGCGGCAACTTGGCAGAGACGCAAAAGACGCTAAGGCCGCCGACTTGCCGCAGATGGAGGAAGTAATGCCACAAACCCGCCAAAAGGATGCCGCGCAGACGCAGGAACGGACATTCACCGTCACTGCGTACTGCCCCTGTGAAAAATGCTGTGGAGCATACGCAAATGGCTACACAGCCACCGGCGCAAAAGCCACCCAGGGCGTGACGGTCGCCGCAGACCCGGATGTGCTGCCGATGGGTACGGAAATCGAACTGGACGGCCATACATACACCGTACAGGACACCGGCGGAGCCATTTCCGGGAATCGGCTGGATCTGTATTTTGACAGCCACGAGGATGCACTCCAATGGGGTGTGCGGGAAAAAGTTGTGAGGTGGGCCGAATGAAAAGCCCATGCGTACAAGATTGCCCGGACAGGCTCCCATGCGGGGCTTGCCGGAAGAGCTGTGAGGCGTTCCGGGCGTATGAGACCCAGCGGCTGGAGGAAAAGCCCTGGGTGGATCTGGCCAACACCGCTGCACGGGAGCGCTATGTGCGGCAGAGCGCCAGATACGCAAAGGACGGAAAACGACATATGAGATAGGAGGGCCGACAATATGGACGCTGTGAAGTTTATTGAAGAGCACAGAAGAATGTATACACTTGGATGTATCAAGAAAGGCATTAACGATTATAACACGAAAGCAGAAGATGTCGTCGCAGAAGTCGAGGAATGGTCTGCCGCACACCCGCGCAAGACACGGAAAAGCGTTTTTCTGGAGCAGTACCCGGAGGCACTGGTTTTCGACGGGGGAACTTTGAGTGCGTGCCCCGTGCTTTTTTCTTCCGAATACAGGAATGCGTACGGGGGATGCGCAAGTCCTTATGGGTCCTGTGCCGAATGCCGCCGTGAATTTTGGATGCAGGAGGTGGAATGATGGAATGCACTATTCTGCAAGGCGACGCGCTGGATCTGCTGCGGACGCTGCCGCCAGAAAGCGTACATACCTGCGTGACCTCCCCGCCCTACTATAATTTGCGAGATTACGGAATGGAGGGGCAGATCGGAAACGAGGCCAGCGTGGAGGAATACCTGCAATCGCTGGTTTCTGTTTTCCGCGAGGTCCGGCGGGTTCTGCGGGCAGACGGAACCCTGTGGGTGAACATGGGCGACAGTTACGCCACCAGATCAGGAAGCCAGCCGCCGACGAACACCCGTAATTCCTGCGGCCACACGGCAAAGCATACGCCGCAGGGCTACAAATACAAAGACCTGATCGGCGTTCCCTGGCAGCTGGCTTTTGCCCTCCGGGCAGACGGGTGGTATTTGCGCCAGGATATTATATGGAACAAATCCAACTGTATGCCGGAGAGCGTCCGGGATCGCTGCACCAAAAGCCACGAATATATTTTCCTGCTTTCCAAGTCAGAACGGTATTTCTTTGACGCGGCGGCGATCAGCGAACCCATAGCGGGCGCCAGCACCAAGCGATATATGCAGAATATCGAAAAGCAATCCGGTTCCTTTAAGCAGCCGGGCAGGGACGGCAGGCCAATGAAAGCGGCGTTACCCCGTTTCGGCGGTGAGAAGTACGGCACCGATCAGGCGAAAGAAACCAGGACCAAGAGCGGAAAAATCTATGTGCCCACGCCACACAGAAATAAGCGCGACGTGTGGACCGTCGGAACAAGCGGGTTTCGCGGCGCACATTTTGCCGTGTTCCCTGAAAAACTGATCGAACCTTGCATATTGGCAGGCTGCCCGGAGGGCGGCACCGTCCTGGATCCGTTCGCCGGGAGCGGCACCACCGGAGTGGTGGCCAAACGCATGGGGCGCGGTTTTGTGGGATGTGAGATCAATCCCTCGTATGTAGAAATGGCTGACAGAAGAATAGAGGAGGTGGAGTGATGGAACGACTGACAAATAAATGCGAAGCTGACGCGCAACGAGAAGAGTACGAGCGCCGTCTTGCAAACGGGTATCCGCGGAATATTCCGGAGGAGCGATTTTTGCGCCTCGCCGCATACGAGGACACGGGGCTGTCTCCGCAGGCGTGCGCTGAGGCACGGGAAGCCGGAAAGGTGCTTTCAAGCTGTGACATATCTTTCGGAAGAATTACGGAACTGCTGACAGCCGACAAGGACGGGCGAGTGATGGTGCTGCCTGTGCGGCCAGTCCTCACGCAGAGCATCGGAAGTATGCTGTATATCATCGAGGAAGGAGAAATTGTTGAGGACTCGCTGTGCGAAGCGCTTATCGGTATGGCAAGCAACGGAGAGATAGACATATTTTACACGACGCTGTCCGATCAAATATCTTTCGAGCAGGCCGATATTGGCAAGACCGTATTTCTGACCCGCGAAGAGGCAGAAAAGGCACTGGAGGCGATGAAGGATGAGTAAGGCTGTTATGCTGAGCGTCCGCCCGAAGTGGTGCGAGAAGATCGTCAACGGCGATAAGACGATCGAGGTGCGAAAAACCCGTCCGAAGCTGGAAACGCCGTTCAAATGTTATATCTACTGCACGCTGCCAAAATATCCGCACGAGGACTTCATTGCGGCGGACTATCCAAGGCCACAGTTTTACGGCGGCGGCAAGGTCATTGGAGAGTTTACCTGTGAAAGAATCGCCCTTATTGCATACGATGGCGGCGAGTTAAGTAGTACAACAAATGCCGCCTTTTCCCCCGCGACGTGCTTAACTCAGTCAGAAATTATAGCTTATATCGGCGATAAGGGGCGTTGTTACGGCTGGCATATGTCCGACTTGCGCATTTATGATACGCCGAAAGAATTGAGCGAGTTCAAGACGCTATGTAGAGTCGATGCCGATTGTTGTGCCTGCCCTTATTACAACTACACCAAAATGGATTGTGATGGCCGGGTTATCGGTCGACCACCCCAAAGCTGGTGCTATGTGGAGGCGATGTGAATGAAAGAAATTACTTTTGACGACTTGCGCCAGCTTTTGCTTTACCGGCGCATTGTGAAGTGGAACGACGACCGCATTGAACTGGACAACGGCGTAAAAATCCGCATTGAAATGACGGACTACGACTGTTGCGCTTATGCGGCCGGTGTATTTAAGAATGTGGTGCTGGATGCCGCTATCACCAGCGTTTCGGAAATAGAACGCGAAAAATGGGAGGATAGTGACACCTACGGCTGCTGCGCAAGGGTGACGATCATGCACAACATGAACCCTATTTGCGAGGCATACGCAAACGCAGACGCTGGGAACGGCGGTTATTACTACTCCGTTGCATCGTTTATCGTGACGATGCCCGGTGTAGACGAGGAGGGCGCGTGCGAGTTCGCAAATAGCGAATTTGAGTTTCAGGAGTAGGACGGCGCTACTTTTGACAGGAGGATTTTGTGATGACCGAATTGAAACGCTGCCCTGAGTGCGGTGGAGTTGCAACCGTGGTGCGAATATCTGAAGGACGGTGACGGCGATGATTGATGAATGCAAGTGGATGCAAGACGAGGTTTGCGTCAACGCAGATTGCCCAGCGTGTGCGGATTATTGCCCAGTGGCAAATACACCGGGCGTATGCAAATACGAGGAAAGGGGTGATAGCGATGCTCAAAAGGGTAAACGGCAGACCGGTGCCAAATAATCCGGCTAAGGCCTACGAGCTGGGCCGCCTGGATGGCACCAAGCAATGTATGGATAACGTGTCCTGCGTACTGCTGGACAAGTGCGGATTCCATGTGCGGGAGGAGACAGCGGACGAGCACGACACCCGCAGCCTGGAATACTTACAGCAGTCCCTTGTGGAGCTGGTGGAGGCCAAAAACAACGGCTATGTAAAGATGGCGGACATCGAAAAGGCCCTGCGGGGCGAATATAAGCTGGTAAACAGCGCGGAGTAAAGGAGGGCAAATGAGCAAAAAGGCGACACTGCCTTATGATGTGCGGTTGGAGTGCATTGCTTATGTGCGTGGGTATCCGCGACGGGTGCGGGCGTATCGCGAGGCCCGGGCGGAGATCTTGGGCGGTACGCATAGCGCTACGGAGGGCATGCCAACTGGATCGGGCGCTGGTAGGCCCGCCGAGAGCAAGGCGGAGCAGCTGGCCGCCATAGAGAACTGGCCGGAAACCAAAAAAATGCTGGCGGTGGAATACGCTATGGACCGCTGCGGCAGAGATCTCGATAGCGATGCAATCCGGCGGCAGCTGATATATGGCATCATGCACAACTGCCAAGGTAAGCACAAGTATGCCCGTAATCGGATCGTGATTCCGGGTATCAGCGAGAGAACATTCAGCCGGAGGAAAGAGCAATTTCTATATGACATAGCCATATATTGTGGTTTTGCAGAGAAAGTTGGCACAAATTCCGCCTAATGATGTGCTACAATAGGTACAGTGGATGATAGGACATGGTCATTCACGCGTTTTCCCAATCATCACTTTTCCTCCCTTCTATGCGCCGCCGGTATTGGGCGCACCGCGCAAGCGGCCCCGGAAACGGGCGTACCGGAACAAACAGCCTGTAGGGAAACCTATGGGCTGTTGTTATATGCAGGCGTAGCTCAGTCGGTAGAGCACCGGACTTCGTGAGCCGGTATGTCGTGGGTCCGAGCCCCACCGCCTGTGCCAGAGGCCGGGTAGCACCCGGACAATGTGAGACCGTTCGTCGTGGCTCACATGGAAATGACAATGCTCGCTGAAAACTGCGCGTGAGGATGCGTCCTCCTTGCCATGACCGAACAGCGGCGCTTGAGATGCTTGCGGGGCCTCAAGCGGGCATGAGCGTGTGACAATCTAAGCGGGAAGACGACCAATATGCGGCGCCAGATGAAAACGTTGAATCGTTTTCACCCGCAAGGGGCTTTCTTGGGGCGTATGCCCCACACGCGGCATAGGTGCCCCGTAAGGGGAGACCACAGCGAGTGACGGGGACTTTCCCTGAAGCGCTAAAGCAGGGCAGGACTGCAATGCCGCACAATAAAAAGAAAAAGAGCGGAAGCTCCGCTCTTTTTCTCCAGCATACTGTTTTTAGTATTTCAATCCACAGGAAATAGGATCGAATCTCCCGCCGATGCAAGCGCCTCCTGCATCCGACAAGTCAATCATATACTATCCGATGCATTCTGTCAATAGAAAATATAAAAAATAGTGTGTAGCCCATGTTTGAGAGGCCCAAGAGGTCCGCATGGGAGGGTAAAGACTGTTACTGTAGCCAAGGGGTGGGGGCTGGTAGCAAAGCAGGAGGAAGTCGTGGACGATATTACAAAGCAGCCATACGCTAAATGGCTTGAAGAAAGCATAGCAACTATCGCAGGGATTGACCCTTGCTGTATTTGCTTTGCAGCGACAAAAGCAGACGGCACGGTGTTCACCGGCTATTATAATGCAGACGCGACGGACAAGGCCGTTTTTGCGCACAATATCCAGTCCGACATCGTGATGGATATCATCAAGGCGAATGCTGACACAATCAGCGGGATTTTGGAGGATGGCAAATGATTCTATGCGGTAAAGACTGCACACCATGCTGTGACTTCTGCACCCATGTCAAACACGGCACAGTAGTAGTTGACGGCAAGCGTGTAACTTCTGGGCCTGTTGGCTGCAAGCTGCACAAGGACAAAGAGCATCAGGACGTTGCCGTCACCTGTGGGTATTGTGACGACTTTCATTGCTTCCAGAGCCTGGTGCCCGTAGATCGAGAGATGCAAGAGGGAGACGGAGAATGAACGACGACCACAAGGACATTATCAACAAGATAACGTATTCCGCCGACGAAATAGATAGGATCATGAAAATCAATATGCGGCTCATTGCGAAATTCAAAACCCATTTGCACAAAGAGTATGGCGACGCTATCGAAGATATTGCGAAGATGTTTGACACACTCTACGCAGAACAGCAAAAAGAAACGCCGTTGATGTGGTATGAGTATTGCTACGGTGTTAAAGATACAGGGAAATAAAAACAAATTATTTGGATTGGAAGTGAGCGTATGCCAGCAGGAGCGCCAAGAAAATGGAAAAGCGTAAGCGCGATGCAAAAGGCGATTGACGCTTACTTCAAAGAGTGTGAGGGTGAGCCGTTTATCGGCGATGACGGTTGTGCTGTGCGAGATAAGTACGGCATACCGATTATCATTAACGCAAAGCCGCCGACGATTACGGGGCTTGCGTTGGCACTTGGATTTACGGGAAGACAAGCGCTGCTGGATTATCAGGCAAGGCCAGAATTCGCGGACACGGTTACGCGCGCAAAGTCCAGATGTGAAGAATATGCCGAATCTCGGCTCTACGACAAAGACGGTGCAAACGGCGCGAAATTCTCGCTTGGCTGCAATTTCGGTTGGAATTCCGAGAACGAAAAAAGCGGCGACCCTGCGGCGTTGGCAGCTCTGCTCACTGCGTTAAAGGGCGAGAACAATGCAAATTAAACCGCTATCCGCAAAGCAGCGCAAAATAATGGAGTTTATCAGCTCCGATGATCTGGCGCTGATTTGTGACGGCTCCGTCCGTTCCGGGAAGACGACAGTAATGTCGATGGCGTTTGTGCTGTGGGCGATGCAGAACTACGACCGCACGAATTTTGCTATTTGCGGGAAGACGGTGCAGGCGGCAGAGCGAAATATCTTAAAACCGTTGATGGAAATTGACGGATTGGGCGCGGCGCTATCCATGCATTACAAGGTTTCCACGAGGATTTTAACCGTTCGGTGTGGAGATAGAACGAATTGGTTTTACCTGTTCGGCGGCAAAGACGAAAGTTCGTACATGCTCATTCAGGGCATCACGCTGGCCGGGGTGTTGTTCGACGAGGTGGCGCTTATGCCACGCTCGTTTGTGGAGCAGGCGTTGTCCCGTGCGATTTCATTTGAGCATCCGAAGTATTTTTTTAACTGCAACCCCGAATCACCGCAGCATTGGTTTTACAAAGAGTGGATTGAAAACGAACGGGAGAATACGCAGCACATTCACTTCCTGCTGGAAGACAACCCAATTCTCACACCGCAGATGATCGAGAGGACAAAGGCCATGTATAGCGGCGTGTTCTACGACCGATACATTCGCGGATTGTGGGTAGTGGCCGAGGGGCTGATCTATCCCATGTTTGACGATAACTGCATTGTGGACGAGCTGCCGGAAACGGGAGAATACTATGTGTCCTGCGACTACGGCACGCTCAATCCGTTTTCTGCTGGACTGTGGCGCTGGGACGGGAAGACAGCTACGCGCATCCGTGAGTATTACTATTCCGGGCGCGAGAGCCAGAAGAACAAGACGGACGAGGAATACGCAGACGAAATTAAAAAGCTCATCGGCGAGGCGGATGTCAAAAGTATTATCGTTGACCCGTCTGCTGCTTCATTCATCGAGGTTTTACGTCGGCGCGGCTATATAGTCCGCAAGGCAAACAACGATGTGACAAACGGCATTATGACTACGGCGCGGTTTTTGCAGGACGGCGTAATCAAGATACACCGAAATTGCAAAGACTGCATCCGAGAGTTTGGACTGTATCGGTGGGACGAAAAATCCGCCGACGACAGGCCAATCAAGGAAAACGACCACGCAATGGACGAAACGCGCTATTTTGCCTACACAATCTTGAAGAATAAGGCGTATAAACGCGATTATGTCCCCATTTGGAGCAGATAGGAGTGAGCGGAGATTAAGACATATAATGACCTTGTGGCGGTGGGTGAGGATGAAAAGGCGCGGATTGAGTTTATCCGCAGCGCGATCAACGCGCATCGTGAGTCCCACGCATATAAGACGGCGGCGGATGCTGAGGAATATTACAACGGCCTGAATCCGACCATTAACCGCTACGAAAAGATCATCTACGATATGCAGGGGCGTAGCCACACGGATATGTGGACGGCAAACCACAAGCTGGCCAGCCGCTTCTTCGGCCTGGCGGTGGATCAAGAAGTTTCGTATTTGCTTGGCAACGGCGTGACCTTTGCGGAGAAGGGAACGCCGAACAAGCTATGCCCAGACTTCGACCAGGAAGTCATGGATGCAGCACGTGATGCGAAAATCGCGGGCGTGTCCTTCGGTTTCTGGGACCTGACGCATTTGCGGGTGTTCTCCCTGCTTGAGTTCGTTCCCCTCTATGATGAGGAGGACGGCGCGATGAAAGCCGGTATCCGGTTTTGGCAGGTGGCACAGGATAAGCCGTTGAGAGCGACGCTGTATGAGATCGATGGCTTTACCGAGTATTTCCAGCCCAGCGGCGAGGATATGGATGTAATGCAGCCAAAGCGCAGCTATAAGCTAATCGAGCGCAAGGCGGAGGTCGGCGAAACCGAAATCTATGACGGCGGGAATTATCCGAGTTTCCCCATCGTCCCGCTGAAAAACAACAAGCGGTGTCTCTCCGAGATCGTCGGCAAGCGCAACACCATTGACGCGCTGGATCTGGCGTCCTCTAACATGGTCAACAACGTGGATGAGGGCAATTTGATCTACTGGGTTCTTTCCAATTGCAACGGCATGGACGATCTGGACGATGCAAAATTTGTGGAGCGCTTGAAAACCACGCACGTCGCCCACGCCAACGGCGACGACGGAGCAAAGGTGGAGAGCAAGACTATCGAGGCTCCCTATGAGGGCACGAGCAGCACCATTGATATGCTCAAGAAAAAGCTATACGAGGATTTTCAGTGCTTTGACGCGGCGGCGGTATCTGCCGGGAACCAGACGGCGACCGCGATCAAGGCCAGCTATGTGCCGCTGGATCTGAAAACAGACAAGTTTGAATCCGAGGTCACGCGGTTTATTGTGGAAATCCTGCGTCTGGCGGGCATTGAGGACAAGCCGAGTTACACGCGTAATCAGATCATCAACAAGAGCGAGGAAACGCAGAACATCCTTCTGGGCGCGGCGTATTACGATGACGAATACATCACAAAGAAACTGCTGACGATCAACGGTGACATTGACCAGTACGAGGACATGGCAAAGCGGAAGGCGGAAGAAGAGATTGACCGGAGCTTTGCGGAACCGGATGCGCCGGAGGTGAACGGCGATGGCGAACAGTGACCTCGGCCACAAGCTGACCGACAAGGAGCTTGCAAAGCTGGAACATCGTATTGCAAAGCTATACCGTGAGGCTGGGAAAGAGCTGCAAGCTACCATCGACGCATATTTTGAGCAATTCAAAAAGCGAGACGAGGAAATGAAAGCACTGATCGGCACCGTGCAGAACGGTAAGGAATGGACGGAGGCCGACTATAAGCAATGGCGGCTGAACCAGATCGGGCGCGGAGAACGCTATAAGGCCATGCGTGACAAGGTGGCACACCGCGTGACCGACGCAAACGCTGTGGCGGTGTCCTATACCAACGATGCAACGCCGGGTATCTACTCCCTCAACCGCAACTATTCGGCCTATACCATCGAACAGGTCGCAGGCAACGTCGGCTTTGACCTTTGGGACGAGCAGACGGTCAAGCGGCTCATGTTAGAGCAGCCGGATTTAATGCCATATTACCCGCCGAAGCGAGCATTAAAGCGTGGCATTGACCTCGAGTATGGCAAAAAGCAAATTACCAAGAGTGTCACCAGCTCCATCTTGCAGGGAAAGAGCATTAAGCACATGGCGGACGACCTGCAAAAGCGCATCACCACCATGAGCCGCGATTCCGCCATCCGCACGGCAAGAACCGCCGTGACCGGCGCGCAGAACGCCGGACGCATGGACAGCTACGCGGCGGCGGAGAAGATGGGGATAAAGCTCAAAAAAGAATGGTTGGCTACGCTGGACGCGCGTACACGCCACTCTCATGCCATGCTTGACGGCGAGCAAGTGGCGCAGGACAAGAAGTTTTCTAACGGTTGCCGCTTTCCCGGCGACCCACAAGGGCCACCGTGGGAGATATATAACTGCCGCTGTACGCTGGTTGCGGCGGTGGATGGGGTAGATACATCAGACGGGCTGCGTAGGACACGCGACGGGCTTATATCTGAAATGACATATGCGCAGTGGGAAGCATCGAAGCAGGGATACAGCGGCAGACAGTTATCCCCATATCACATGTGGAGCGAAAAATCTGGAAAGGATGTTACTAAGAAATACATAGATTCCGCCAAGCCCCGCATGGGTAAGGTGCGATACGAGAACGGATACCGCATAAAAGGGCACAAGACCGAAATCGAAGTTGCAAACCAACTCAGAGATCAATTCGGCGGGAAGTTCGTGCTGTTGAAAGAAGCGAATGCGCAGGGGATAAAAACGCCAGACTACCTGTGGAGAGGTAAACAGTGGGAATTGAAAAGTATATCAACAGCGAAAGCGGCAGATATGGCGATTCGAAAAGCCACAAAGCAGATTGCAAAAACTCCTGGAGGGGTTGTGTTACAGTGCATAGGATCCATCAATACCGATGAGCTTATACGCATTGTAGACGATAGAGCAGTTCGCAGCGTGGTTAGCACCGGGTTCGTTTTTGATGTGATTGCATTGGAGGAGAACGGTTCTCTCCTATTCGCACGAAGGTATAAAAAATGAGCCGCCCCCCCTCCAGTAACGGGAAGAGGTTCGGCTCGAAAAAACGGAAACATGAGTTTCCTCACTGTCAGTATATGCAATTCCCGAAAAAAAGTCAAGAGGGATTTTTTGATGAACATTGAAATCACCGACAACAGCAAAGAAATTTCTGGCGCCATCCACGCGGCGCTTCTGCGGGGGCTGGAAAAGATCGGTCTGGTGGCAGAGGGATATGCGAAAAAGCTGTGCCCTGTTGACACTGGCAATCTGCGAAACAGCATTACCCATGTGCTAGACGAGCAGGAACCGGCGGCAATCATCGGGACGGACAACGAGTATGCCGCTTATGTTGAGCTTGGCACCGGCATTTACGCCGAGGGCGGCGACGGACGGCCTACACCGTGGGTGTATCAAGACGCAAAGGGCAACTGGCATTACACGCGTGGCAACAAGGCACAGCCGTTTTTGAAACCTGCTGCCGCCGACCATGCCATCCAATACCGGAAGATATTGGAGGACGAACTGAAATAGGAGCTAACTGCTTACAAATTGTATGCAGTTGGCTCTTTTTGTTAATTACCGCAAGGGACAGCGGTTTTTATAAAACTATCGTTTCCGAAGGAACGGAACCGAAGAAAAGGAGATAGTGTCATGGCACTTACACGAAAACTTTTGAAGGGTATGGGGCTTACCGACGAGCAGGTGGATACCATCATCGAGGCGCATACCGACACCGTGGACGGCCTAAAGGCGGATGTGACCCGCTACAAGGCGGACGCGGAGAAGCTGCCCAGCGTCCAGAAGCAGTTGGACGATCTCAAGGCGGCAGGTGACAACGGCTATCAGGAGAAGTACGAGAAAGAGCACAAGGCTTTTGAGGACTTCAAGGCCAATGTCACGGCAAAGGAGAGCAAGGCGGCAAAGGAAAAGGCCGTCCGGGCTTACTTTGAGAGCAAAAACATCACCGGCGCGAATCTCGACCTTGCGATGCGCGGCTGCGGCGAGGAAATGGCCGCATTGGAGCTGGACGGCGAGAAGATCAAGGACACCAAGAGCCTTGATGCACTTGTAGACGGCACCTACAAGGGGCTGGTCTCCACCACGCAGACGCACGGTGCGAATCCCGCCAATCCCCCGGCAAATACCGGCGGCAGCGGTGTCACGGCAGAAGCCTTTAAGAAAATGGGCTATGCCGACCGACTGAAGCTCAAGAAGGAAAGCCCCGAACAGTATTCGGAGCTGACGAAAAACTGACAACAAAGGAGATTAAAAACTATGGCAGATACGATTCTGACTAAACTTGCAGACCTGATCGACCCGGAAGTTATGGCTGATATGATTTCCGCTAAAATCCCCGACAAAATCCGCGTAGCACCTTTTGCAAAGGTGGATGATACCCTTTCCGGCGTTCCCGGCGACACAATTACCGTGCCTTCCTATGGGTACATCGGCGACGCTGAGGATGTCGCTGAAGGTGTGGATGTTGACATCGACAAGATGAGCACCAAGGACAAGCAGTACAAGATCAAAAAGGCAATGAAGGGCGTCGGTCTGACCGATGAAGCCGTTCTGTCCGGTTACGGCAACCCTGTCGGCGAGGCTAACGCGCAGCTGGCGCTGTCCATCGCTGCCAAAATCGACAATGACTGCATGGATGCCTTGCAGGGCGCAACGCTGACTTATGACGGCAGCGCGGCAGCCATCGGCTACAACGCTATTGTGGATGCCATCGACGTTTTCAACGAGGAGATCAACAGTGACAAGGTCATGTTCATCAACCCCAAGCAGATGGCGACCCTGCGCAAGGATGCTGATTTTATCAGCGCCGACAAGTATCAGGCAGGCGTGATGCTGTCCGGTGAGATCGGCAAGATCGCAAACACCCGTGTTGTAGCAAGCCGCAAGGTTCCGTCCATCGAGTATGAAAAGGACAACAGCACCGGCACCATCGAGATCGTTGACGATGCCACCAACGAAACCGCCACCAAAAAGCATCTTTCCACGATTCAGCCCCATTGCGCCGTTGCCCTGGTTGTCGGCGATAAGGTCAAGGCTGCTTCTGCTGCCTACTACGCTTGCCCCATCGTCAAGCTGAACGAGGACAGCGAAACCGAGGACGATGTTCCCGCCCTGACCATCTACCGCAAACGCAGCATCAACGTGGAAACCGAGCGCAAGCCGCGTAACCGCTCCACCGAGATCACCGCTGACGAGTTTTACGTTGCGGCTCTGACCAACGAAGCCAAGGTCGTGCTGGCAAAGTTCAAGAAGTAATAGGGGGGCGGCGTGATGCTTGAACAGGTCTTACGGCACTTGAACAACTGGTTCCTTGTGGAGATTCACGAGGGCACGTTCACCGTGGAGAACGGCAGCATTGCGCTGCCCTTTCTCCTGACCAACCAATATTTCCGTATCTGCGGTTCTGTGTTTAATGACGGTCTGCATCAATATCCGGTGGCTGACCTGACGGATGAAACCTTTACCGGGACTGTGTGGGCGCTGGCTGTGCCAAAGGCTGTGGTTGTGCTTGCCGAAGATATCGCCGCGTGGGAGGAAAAGAACGGCGAAGCCGTTTTAAGCCCGTACACGAGCGAAAGCTTCGGTGGGTACAGTTACACCAAGGCGAGCGGCGGAAATGCCGACACGAGCGCTGGGACGGGCTGGCAGGGCGCTTTTAAAGGCCGGTTAAATGACTGGCGCAAGCTCAAGGGGGTGGAACCGTGACTTTACTGGACGATTTTGCCCACAAGTGCATTCTGATGGAGAAAAAGCGCACGCCTGACGGCGCGGGCGGCTACATCACTGCGTGGGAAGAGGGCGCGGAGTTCCTCAATTACCAGTCTCTTGACACATCGATGGAGGCGCGAAAAGCGGAAAAGGACGGCGTTACCTCGGTATATTCCGCGCTGGTTAACCAGAGCGTTCCCATCGAGTACAACGATTATTTCCGCGATACGGAAACGGGGATTACCTATCGCGTGACCTCAAATCCAGAGGAAAAGGCCGCGCCGAGGTCTGCGGGCGCAATCATTAAGGCGCTGAAATTCTTCACCGCGGAGCGAAAGGAGCTGCCGAAATGACAAAGGACAAGGCGCTCCATGCGTGGTTTTCCCAATTCCTCCCGTCGTATCCGACCTCGAATGTGCCGGAGGACGCGACCTTTCCGTGGCTGACCTATGAGCTTATCACAGGATCATGGGAGAGCGGCGAGACCCCGCTGACGGTCAACCTCTGGTATTACACCGAGAGCGAAGCGATGCCCAACGCAAAGGCACAAGAAATCAGCGACGCAATCGGCATGGGCGGCTGTATGGTCGCCTATGACGGCGGAGCAATGTGGATCAAGCGTGGCTCCCCGTGGTGTCAGAACATCGCGGACGAAAGCGATAAAAACATCAAGCGAAGGTATCTCAACATCACGGTGGAATACCTATCGCAAAACTGATGAAAGGAAGAAAATATGAAATTCACTAAAATTCCCTCCGATGCATTTCAGAAGCTCCAGATCAACGCCGGTATTTTGACCACTGACTTTACTCCTGCCACCGGCACCATCGGAGAGGCGGGACAGATCGGTGCGACTACCGGCGGCGTAAATTTTACCGCAACGCCCAGCTTCTCTGATTTTGGCGAAGACATTGACAACTGTCCGAAGAACATGAAGGAGCTGAAACGGCTGGATTCCTGGGAGGCGAAAATGACGGGTACATTCGTCAACGCAGACACCAAGATTGCAAAGAGCCTTTGCGGTGCTGCCGACGTGGGAACCAGCGATGGGAAGGTCACGCCTCGGAACAATCTGTCGGACGCTGACTTTGCCAACATCTGGCTGGTGGGCGACTACTCCGACAAAAACGGCGAGAAAAACGGCGGTTTCATCGCCATCCACATGATGAACGCACTGTCTACCGGCGGCTTCCAGCTGAAGACCAGTGACAAGGCAAAGGGGCAGTTCGCATTTGAGTACACTGCTCACTACTCCATGAGCGCACAGGACACTGTGCCATTTGAAATCTACATCAAGGCCGGTACGGCGGAGGCGTAACACCATGAAACTGTCAAAAATTAAAGGGGAGAGAGTGTTTGATGTTATCGCAGACATTATCGATCCTATTGCCAACATAGCCGAGGACAAAGAAGCCGCAGCGTTGTTTCAGCGTCAGAAGCTCCCGGATGGCGTAAATGCAAAGGACTTTGTATTGGCAAGGGTTAAGAAATCTGCTCCGCTGCTTTTGCGTGGGCACAAGAAAGATCTGATTGCAATTTTGGCGGCTGTGGAAGGCGTGACTGCAAAAAAATATGCCGCTGGGCTGACGCTTGCCAAGTTGCTGGTTGATGTTACTGAGCTTATGACGGACGAGGCCTTTACGGACCTTTTTACATCTGCGCAGACCGAGACGGCAGAAACGCCGTCCGGCTCTGTGCAGGAGAATATCGGGGAAGCCAAAGAGTAAAGCCATTTCTGGCATACTGTGTAGCGCGGTATAAGCAGGATGCAGAAGAAAAAGCATATCGAATTTATGCTGCTGACCTGCTTAAAGCAATATGCGAGCGATGCGCGGGCGTTTCAATCGATAAGCGATATATTGAAATTATAGATGTGAGCAAAAAAGACAATCGCTCCTGTGAAGAAATCACCAGAGATATTGTCAATCGGTGCGGGTTACAAGTTAAAAAAGCCGCCCTGTGAAGGGGCGGCGGGCGAATATGCGTTACTTGAGGACATAATCAGAAATCATTCTTCCGATTTTCCCGATGTCTGTGCCTCCCTTAAACTCAAACTTTGCGACATAACCATTGGAGAATGTCAGAACAAGTTCGCTATCCGGGATGATTTCGGCAAAGCCCGGGGTTTGCACGGAGAAAAACTGCACTTTCGAATAGGGCATAGAGCTGAAGGACTTGCGCTTTCCTGTAATCCCCTGTACATCAACCGATATGACTCGCTTGTTAGTAAAAATCAGCTGGTCGCGGACGGTCTTAAATGCGGCAGCGATTTCTTCCCCGTCAATCAACAAGCCATTCACTTCACCACGCACATCGGAAACGGGAATCGGCTTTAAGTCCCACGCAGAATCTTTGTTAAAACTTATCATAAATAATCCCTCCTTGCCGATATCATACCATACTATCAATGGAATGTCACGAATAATTTTCAGAATTTACAAAGAGAGCGAGGTGAACGCATGAATCTTCTTGATCTGTTTGTGAAAATATCTGTGCAAGACGAGGCAAGCGAAAATGTAGAGACATTATCAGGAAAATTCAAAAATGGGCTTGCCACTGCGGCTAAAGTCGGCGCCGCAGCTGTAGGTGCGGCTGCTACCGGCATTGCCGTGCTTACGAAAAACGCGCTTAACAACTATGCTGAGTATGAACAACTGGTCGGCGGCGTTGATACGCTATTCAAGGATAGCTCTGCAAAAGTTCAAGAATATGCAGCAAATGCATATAAGACTGCTGGCCTATCCGCTAACGAATATATGAACACAGTTACAAGTTTTTCTGCGTCCTTGCTGCAATCGCTTGGCGGTGATACAGCAGCGGCGGCAGACATGGCTAATGTAGCAATCACGGATATGTCTGATAATGCCAATAAAATGGGCACGGATATGGCATCTATCCAGAACGCCTATCAGGGATTTGCAAAGCAGAACTATACCATGCTTGATAATCTGAAGCTTGGCTATGGTGGAACAAAAGAAGAAATGGAGCGTCTGCTTGCCGATGCGTCGAAGCTCTCTGGCAAAGACTTTCTGTGGGGTGAGGATGGCATGGGATATGGCTACGCAGAAATAGTAGAAGCAATCCATGTGGTTCAGACAGAAATGGGTATCACAGGAACTACGGCAAAAGAAGCAAGCACCACCATTCAAGGCTCTGTTTCATCCATGAAGTCCGCATGGGGCAATCTGCTGGTTGGAATTGCTGACGATAACGCCGATTTCAAGACACTTACAGAACAGTTCGTTGATAGTCTTGTTACCGTTGGCGAAAATATCATTCCGCGCATTAATGTCATTTTGGGCGGCATTTCACGGTTGGCCACATCTGCATCTACCACGATTATCCCGATGGTCATTACAACCATCACAGATAATCTTCCTGCACTTTTGCAGTCGGCGGTTGCACTTGTCGGCGCATTGGGACAGGGTATCATTGATAGCCTACCTGCAATTACGCAGGCGGCAATCGACATTCTTTTCTTCCTCGCAAATGGCCTGATAGAAAACCTGCCCACGCTCATTGATGGCCTGTTGCAGGTGACATTGACGATTGTGCAGATGCTGACAAGCCCGGACTTTTTGACGCAGCTCATTGAAACGGCAATCTTGCTAATTATGACGCTGGCGAACGGACTGATTGATGCGATCCCACAGCTTATCGCGGCAGTCCCTCTGATTATCGGCAACTTGCTTGCCGCAATCATTGTAGAGCTGCCGAACATTATTCAGATGGGAATTGATCTTCTGTTTGCGCTGATTGACGGAATTATCAAGTGCATCCCGGAGCTTGTGGCGGCGGTTCCGACACTGATTATTGCGTTTATTAACGGCATTGTTAACAACCTTGATAAAATTATCCTTGCCGCACCGCAAATCATTGTATCGCTGATTACCGGCATTGTCGGAGCAATTCCGGAACTGATTGCGGCAGTTCCGCGTGTGATTGCGGCTATTGTTGACACAATTAGAAATTACGATTGGAGCAGCATCGGCAGAAACATTGTCCAGGGGTTAAAAGACGGCATCGCCGGAATGTGGGATAACATCAAAAGCTGGTTTAATGACAAGGTAAACAGCCTTGTTGGCGGCGTAAAGCGCATTTTGGGCATCCACTCCCCGTCTAAGGTATTTGCTGGGATCGGTGGATATATGGCGGAAGGCCTTGGCGAAGGGTTTAGCGATGAATTTGCATCTGTGAAAAAAGACATAGAGGGTGACATGAGTTTTTCTGCTGGATCCATTACGGCAGGAGCAAATATCATCGGGAACTATGCAAGTGGATCTTACGGTGCAGCAAGCGGAGGATTCGGCAGAATTATAATGCTGCTGGAACAGTACCTGCCTATGTTGGCAAATATGAAAGTCATCATGGACAGCGGACAGGTTGTCGGTTTGCTTGCCCCAGGCATGGATGAAGAACTGGCCAAAATCAATGCGAGGAGGGCGAGGGCCGTATGATGGGAAAGGTATTTTTTGACGGAAAAGACACTTTCGCCGAATATGGCTTGCTGCTTGCAAGCAAGTCCATTTCTCTGCCGGAAGTCCGCACGAACATGATCGATGTTCCGGGCCGGGACGGCCTGCTGGATGCGTCCGAGGTTCTGACCGGCGAAGTCACCTATAAGAACCGCACCATTACGCTGAAGCTGACTGGCGTTGACACGGTGAGTGGCAAGAAATGGCCCGCCACGATTTCTGACTTCTGCAACAAAGTCCACGGAAAGCGCGTGAAAGTGACCTTCCCCGAGGACACCGCCCATTATTACAGTGGGCGGTGTTCTGTTGGGGAAGTGGGGCTTGTCAAAATGATGCAGACTATCCCGGTCACAGTCAACTGCGACCCGTGGAAATACAAGAACGCAAAAACCACGGTTTCCCGCTCTGACCTGGGCACGGTCTATAAACAGCTTTCGCTTCCGAATGAACGCCGCCCAGTGATTCCCACCATCACGGTGGCCCAGGACACCACCTTGCTTTGGGGCAGCAGCACAATCAACATCAGCGCGGGAGATCATATTCTGCCCGCTATCCGTCTTGCGGCTGGAAGCAACACCCTGAAAGCAAAAGTCGCAAGCGGCACAGGTAGCATCACTGTGACATACCAGGAGGCGAGCCTGTAATGTATCAACTCAAATACAAAAACTATATCCTGTATGACCCGCGCCTTGCGGATGAAAAACTAATCGTCCGTGACCCCTCTGTGAAGCTGGCGGTCAGCAAGGCCGGGGAAATGTCCTTTACAGTGGACGCAGAACATCCCTATTTAAGCAATCTTCGCCGCATGAGCGGTCTTGTGGAGCTGCTGGACGGCACTTTTCCTATATATAGGGGAAGAATAACCAGCGATATAAAAGACTTCTACGGGGCGCACAAAATCGAAACAGAGGGCATTATGGCTGTGCTGAATGACAGCATCATTCCACCGTTCAACTTCCCAGAGGACTTTACGGAGGGCGCTTCCTATAAGGCCGCCGCCGCAAGCGGGAATGTGGTGGAGTTTTTCTTCCGCTGGATTCTGTCACAGCACAATGCGCAGGTGACCGCAGAGCAGCAGATCAAGCCCGGCGTGGTCACCGTGTTCGACCCGAACAATTTCATTGCCCGCAGCTCTGAGGAGTACGCCACGGCGATGACCACTATTTCCGATAAGCTGTTCAAATCTTCTCTGGGCGGGAATCTGCTGATCCGTTACGAGGATGACGGCAATTATTTGGACTATTACGCCGCGCTGCCGCTGACAAACACGCAGACGGTGAAATTCGCCGAAAATCTTCTTGACCTGTCCAGCGAGACGGACGGTGCGGACATTTACACTGCTATTCTCCCGGAGGGCAAGGACGGCCTGACCATCGGGAATCTGCCGGACGGTGACTTGACGGATGACCTGGTGAAGTCCGGAAAAGTCATCTACAGCAAGTCCGGCGTGGCCACATACGGGCGCATTACCCGGCACATCAAATGGGATGATGTGACTGTTGCCGCCAACCTTCAGACCAAGGCGAAGGCGGCGCTGGCCGACAATGGTCTGTCCATGCCGGAGACCATCACCTGCAAGGCGGTGGATTTGGGCTGGCAAGAGGGCATCCAGCATTTCCGGGTTGGCAGAATGACCGCCCTGGTCAGTACGCCCCACGGCTACAGCGCGTCATATCCGTTGATGGAGCTGGCCCCGGATATTCTTGACCCCGGCAACACACAGATCACGCTGGGTTCGACCCGGCGCACATTCACCGGCTCACAGATCGATGCAGTGCGGAAAGCCGAGGAAAGCACCTCGCAAGTCCGCACTGACTTAAACAAGAAAATTGAGGACATCGAGCTTACCCCCGGGCCTCCCGGCCCTGCCGGGGCAGACGGCAAGGACGGCACCAACGGTCTATCTGTGTGGATTACTTACCATGACGGCACATCCACACCGGCAACTCCGACAGGAAACGGTACGCTGAACGGCTGGCACACGGACTTGACCGCAGATGTGGTGTGGATGTCGCAGAAGGTGGCTGCATCTGCTACGGCTGGCACATGGGGTACGCCTATACGGATTTTGGGTGAAAAGGGTGAACAGGGAATTCAGGGCGTTCCCGGCGAAAAGGGAGACCCCGGCGCAACAGGGCCTCAAGGTGAGCAAGGCCCCCAGGGAGAAAAAGGTGACACGGGAGCCAAAGGAGACCCCGGCGCAAAGGGCGATCCTGGCAAGGATGGAACGAACGGCAAGGACGGCAGCCCCGGAGCCACCGGCCCCCAAGGCCCGCAAGGTGAAAAAGGGGCAACTGGCCCCCAGGGCGTAAGCGTCACCGCAACCACGGTGGAATATTATCTTTCCGCTTCCGAGACAGAGCTTTCCGGCGGCACATGGCAGGCCACAGCCCCGACCATCACAGACGGCAAGTATCTTTGGAGCCGCACGAAGATTACCTATTCTAACGGCCAAACAGCCTATACCGGCGCGTACTGCATCAGCAAAGCCATGACCGAGAGCGCGGAGCCGATAGTCAGCGAAACGCGCACGGCGGTGACGAAGCTGACCCAAGATGTGGATAGATTCAAGGCCACGGTTGCTGAGACCTACACAGAAAAGTCCAATTTCAACGAGTTCCGGCAAAAAACGGAATCCGACCTAACCGCCAACAGCACGGCCATAGAGCAGCGTTATACCGAGATCAAGACCGTGGAGCAGAAAGTCCTTGGCGTAGATGGCAAGGTAACGGATGTGCAGAAAAAGGTCACGGAGACGGCGGGCTATATCCGTACCGGCAAGGTGGCAGAGGATGAATCCGGGAATCCCATCTACGGCGTGAAAATCGGGCAGACCGATACGGCGGGCAATTATAACGCCTTTGCCCAGTTCACAGCCGGGCGCATTTCATTTTTCGATGAGGCCGGGCAGGAGATCAGTCACTTCGCGGGCAAAGATTTCTATATCGACAGCGGTATCATCGTCCAAAACCTGAATCTTGGCGGCTACGAACTGCGGCGAAATAAGGGCCTTGGCTTCAAGTGGATAGGAGGCTGACAGAATGGCAACAAGCGGAACCGTAAAAACAAACACAAAATATGGCTCCTATTTTTGGGTCAAGTGGGAGATCAGCGGCAGTCAGGACATAGCCGGGAACAAGACTACCATTTCCTGGTCTTGCGGCCTGAGCCCCGGTGAACAATATTACACAAACGCCATAAAAATGGGTGCGGTGGTCATTAACGGTCAAACTGTGTATTCCGGCGGCACATATTCCGACATCACGGATTACAAGGATCGCACCTTTGCCTCCGGCACACTGGACATCGCCCACAACAATGACGGTAGCAAGACCTTCACCGTTTCCGCCTTTTCCGGGTGGCTGTATGGAAACGGAGATTATACCGCTTCGGCGGAGAGCTTTGCCCTACCTGCCATACCCCGGGCGGCTACCATCACATCCGCGCCCAACTTTACGGATGTGGACAACCCGGCCATTGCCTATGCCAATCCGGCGGGCTCGGCGGTTTCTGCGCTGGATGTGTGCATTTCTCTGACCGGATCGGCATCGGATATTGCCTACCGAGCCGTCAGCATTAGCGGTGGCAGCTACACCTTCCAGCTTACCAATGCGGAGCGGGCTGTACTGCGCAACAACACGACTTTAACGCGAAAGGTTGTGTTCCTGCTGCGCACCAAGATCGGAAGCACCTATTACTACGACACCGCAGAAAGGACATTTGCCGTCACCAATAATGCGGCCACCCGACCCAGCGAAGCTATTGCCGTGGCCCCCGTCAGCGCCCTGTCTGCGCCGTTTAATGCCCTGTATATCCAGGGCAGAACACGGGCCAAAATCACGCACACGGCCAGCGGCAAGTTCGGCGCGACCATAAAGCAATATTCCGCATCCGTAGAGGGTAAAGCCTATTCCGGGAAAACAGTCACCAGTGACGCACTGCAAACGCCGGGCGTGTTGACCATCACCGGCACGGCAACGGACAGCAGAGGTTTTTCCACTACAGCAGCTAAACCCGTCACGGTGCTGGCGTACAATACGCCCTCTGTGGTGCGTAACGGCAACACGGGAAGATTTGTGTGCGCACGGTCTACCTCTGACGGGACGATAAGCGAAGATGGCACGGCGCTTTATGTGGAGTGCTCCAAGTCCTTTTCCTCTTTGGCCGGAAACAATAAATGCACATTGCGTCTGCGCTATGCGGCAGAAGGCGGCGGTTGGTCAAGCTGGATCACGCTTTTGGCAGAATCTTCCGGAAACGATTACGCAGGCGTGGTGCCCGGTGTCACCCTATCGGTATCGGTGGTATATACTATCGAGATTCAGGCGGTGGACAAGCTGGGTGAGAGCGGATCGGTGTGGACGAGAATCCCCACATCCGAGATGACCTTCCACCTGGGCGAGAACGGTAAAGCCGTGGGTATTGGGCGGTACGCCAGCGAGAGCGGAGAGAATCGGCTGGATGTGGCCTGGGATGCGCATTTTGAAAAGGGCCTGCAAGTCAGCGGAGCCACAACTCTGGGCGGAAACCTAACCGGCAAATATCTGACTGGCACTTGGCTGCAAACCACAGCGGTCACGGACTTTGGCAAAACGCCGCCAAAGGTAGCAGTGCTGGATAATTCCGGCTGGGTGTATTACCGGACACCGGCGGAGCTGCGGGCCGATTTGGGCTATGGGGACTATGTTTTAGAACAAGGCACCAGCGGTATTTGGACTTACCGCAAATGGGCCAGTGGCGCGGCAGAGTGCTGGGGGCAGCCGTCTAAGAGCGTGGCATCATCCGGCACATTCCTTGGCGCGTATGCATTTTCCACATACTTCTCGTTGCCGACCGGGCTTTTCGCAAGTGTGGCGGAAGCCAATGTGAATCCAAAGCTCGGAATCGGATACGCAATCCCTGCATATATAAATTTGACCAATGCATCAATCGGTGTTGACGCGCTATCAAATAACAGCGGCACGCAGACCTTTTCCGCGCATATCAGTGTAAAAGGCAAGTGGAAATAAAAAACTGGCATAAAATCAAATCAACCAAGCCCCCCAGAGGAGAAAGGAAATTACTGAATGGAAACAATCGTCGTGGCTATCATCACCGGCGGCCTGTCGCTGCTGGGGGTAATCATCACCAGCAACAAAACCACCCGGGATGTGCAGGCCAAACTGGACATGCAGCAGGCCGTAACCGAGACAAAGCTGGAAGAGCTGACCCGGGAAGTCCGGGAGCATAACAATTTTGCGCGGCGCGTCCCGGTACTGGAGGAGCAGATCAAGGTCGCCAACCACCGCATCGCGGATTTAGAAAACAAGAATTAATTTTTGTGGTGCCAGACCCTGGCACAGAAAGGAGTAAAAAATGAATCTGGAATTTCTCAAAGACTACATCGTACTGCTCGTGGTAGGTATCTGCCTGTGTGTGGGCTACATTCTGAAGAATGTGGTTCCCACTGACAAGGTGAACCGTTACATCCCGCTCATTATGGGCGTGCTGGGCGTGATTCTGAATGTCTGGATCTGCGGTTTCCTCTTTACTCCGCAGATTCTCCTGGGCGGCCTGTTCAGTGGCCTTGCCTCCACCGGTCTGTATGAATTGTTCCGCAACCTGATCGATAAGGGAGGGAATGACAATGCCTAAAGTATTTCTTTCCCCCAGCAACCAGTACGACAACCGCTACGCCTACGGTGACACCACCGAGGGCGTGCAGTGCGGCAAGATCGCCCAGGCCTGCAAGGCCGCCCTGGAGCGCAGCGGCGTGACCGTGAAGCTGATGCACGATGAATCCATGCAGGAGAAGTGCGCGGCTTCCAACGCCTTCGGTGCCGATCTCCATGTGCCCATCCATACCAACGCCTTTAACGGCCAGGTAAGAGGCACCCGAATGTTTTGCTTTAGCAGCAGCGGCGAGGGCATGAAGGCTTGTCAGGCGATTTTCAATCGTCTCGCTCCCATCACCCCCGGCACAAGCGAGAATATTCGGGTGGACGCTTCCCTCTACGAGGTGCGCGTACCTTCTGCCGCCACCGCCTACATCGAGTGCGAGTTCCACGATAGCGTTGAATCTGCCGAGTGGATTATCAACCATACTGGATATATCGGGGAGACCATTGCCCGGGGCATCTGCGACTACTTCGGCGTGACCTTCAAAGAGAAGGAGCAGGCCCAGCCTTCCAAGTCCGTGGACGAGGTTGCCCGGGAAGTGATCCGTGGCGAGTGGGGCAATGGCTCCGACCGCCGCCAGCGCCTGGAGGCAGCGGGGTACGACTACGACACCGTACAGGATCGAGTAAACGCTATCCTGACTGGCGATGCGCCGGAGCAGCCCACTCCTGCCAAGCCGGTAGAGCCCGCCCCCGAGCAGCCTGCCACCGATAAGCTCTACCGTGTCCAGGTCGGTGCCTTCGCAATCCGCAAAAACGCCGAGAGGATGCTCCGGCGACTGAAAGACGCTGGGTTTGAGGGTTACATCCGAGAGGGGTAAGCATTTCAATCCACTGGAGGGCGCAGAGGACACCGCTACGCCGGCCTCACGCCCGTGCATAAACATCCGCACCTCCACGGCACACCGTGGGAAATGATAGATCAGCACAAAAGGATCC